CTGCGCTGGTGGGTGACGATGATGACTACAAAGGTCTAGATGAATACGAGCGGGATAAGAACTTCATCATCCCCGGTACAGGACTAAAGATACCAGTTGCTCCTGAGATCGGCTTCTTGTTCAAGGTTCTGCCAGAGCGTATCTACCAAGCGATTGCCCGTGAAGGCACTGAGCGTCCAGTCGATGCCAAGACTTTCATGCGCGGTATGCGTGACGCTGCAATCAATGCGTATGGTGGCGTTAACTTGACTCCGCAGTTGATTAAGCCTGCGATTGAGGTAGCAACTAACTATTCGTTCTTCACCAATAATCCTATCGTCGGTATCAACATGGCGGGGAAAGAGACGTACTTGCAGTTCAACAACAGCACCTCGGAACTTGCCAAACTGTTTGGGCACATTGGCATCTCGCCTATGAAGGTAGATCACCTGTTGCGTGGGTATCTTGGCACCGTGGGTGGTGTGGCGCTGGATGTTACCGATGCTGTAGCTGACCCGAACCGCATGAACAAACCGATCAACAAGCTGCCATTGATTAAGACGTTCATGTACGACGATACTGGACGTGGTTACAAGACCGAGTTCTATGCGTTCCGTGAGGATGTAGACAAGGTGGTCAACTCGGTAAATACGTTCAAGCGGGAAGGCCGTGCTGAAGAATTGCGGGAGTACCTGACTGAAGACAAGCTCAAGCTGTACTCAATGAAGGGTGTAATAAATAAGATTGAGGAGCAGCTTGGGAATATGCGCAAGTACCGCAACATCATTGCGAACGACCCAGACCTGACCTCGGAAGAAAAACGGGAGAAGACGGATTCGATTCTTGCGCTAGAGCGGCAGATACTGACTAGCTACAACGTCCCAAAACTGAAACAAATGGCGGGGTATTAAAAAAGCCCCCGGTGCAAGGGGAGTAGCACTCGGGGGCAGGCTCACGTTCCCTTGGAGAAAGCATTGAGTGCGCCAAGCATATCACGCCAATCTCCAGACCCGCAAGCCATATCGCCCCCGTTCTACTACCCGTTTGCATACCACCTGCATCCGTAGCCGGTCAGCCTCTTTCTCCACGAACTCCTGAACCGGGCGGTAGTCCAGACAGGGGATGAAGAAAGAGGTTTCTGGTTGAAAAGCGTTCCAATCAATCCAGATCGGGGTGGATAGAATCCGGAGCATTTAGCAGGATTTCCTCATCAAAGAACCCGAGTTTGGATGCGTCGAACACCAGCGCCTGTACGTTCTGCGCCGTGTTGGTCACCGTGCCTGCAAACATCCGCTTGCGCTTCATACCAAGGAAAGCCCCAGCCTTCTCGTACGGGTCTAACGATCCGTCATAGCTCATGGAGTATTTGCTGCACTCCTCACGATAAGGGCGAACCGCCACAAACAGCAGCTTGGTATCTGGCTCATACCGTGCAGTCAACGGCCCACGTGGTTCGCGTATCGGTGCATGCTCCAGCCCGGTCTTGTTGTCCTTGCTGCCGTTGATAACCAGAATCTCGTGGAAGTGTCTTTGTAGGAATGCCCCGAGGAAGTCCTCGCTGTCGAACATCGACTCCTTGTTGCTGCGGCGGCTGTTCTTGATTAGCTCCACAGCGTAGTCCATCACCGGTTTGATAGGGATGTCGTGCAGCCCCAGCTTGCCTGCAATGATGCCGCCGGTCAGATCAATTGCTACACCCGCCGACCAGAACCGCTCGTTGCTTGTGATGCCAGCAGCCCGGTCAATCTTCTCGTTCACCTTGTTCAGAAGCTCGATTACCGCTGGTAGGTTGCCCTGCACGTACTGGATGAACGGGATGATGGCGTGACCGTAGTTGCTTGCCAGCCTGCCAAAGTGCTGCTTAGCCTGCACCGCATCCAGTGAAGTGTCGATGGCAAGGTTGGCCTCCAGTATGCGCAGCAGTTCCGGCTCGGGGAACGACTTAATTGATAGCAACGCATCACGAATGACTTTGTTCGAGGACGACACCACCGGAAGCTGCCACGTTGTATTGTTGATCCGCTCGACGTTGGCCTTGGAAGACATCCGGCCTTTGCCTTTACCTGACGTAATGTCGTACACCAGATCGGACATCAACTCCGGCTTCATGTTGGTCAACTCATCGATGGTTGCCGTGATGTTTTGCAGGATGCCGAAGCGTTGCAGACGGAAGTTGTGCGTGTCCTTGTAGTTCATCATCAGTGCATCTGGGTTGCCGTAGACGCTATTGATTGCTTGGAGCAACGTGGACTTACCTGTACCGCCTTCTTTACTGACCAGATTCAACAGGAAGCCATTTAGCGCACCACCTGCCACAAATTTCATCAGTGGGCCACCCCATCCCATGAACAGGGCAAATGCACGAAGCTCCATGCCCGGAGTGCTGTAATGGTTGATGACATCTTTCCACACATGGAAGTCACCACGTGTATTCAACGCGGGTACTAGGGGCAGCGTAGCGGCTGACGGTGGGCTGTAATCAACCGTGTCATGGCGAATTTCTTTCTCGCCAAGGATGAATGCACTGTCATCCGACAACCAACCGAACTGCTTCCGTGCAATCTCTGCTTTACCCATTGCTTGTAACTCCTCTACCCACCGTGTGGCATATAACATCATCGCCTCCTGTTTTTTACCTATGATCGCCACACCATGCTTGGCAATCGTGCTCATGAATTTATCTTTGGAGATGACATCCTGTAGTGGCAGGATGAACTCACGCACCCCATCCTTCGGCAGGTGCAACCGCATCATTACGCACTCACCATCTTCTGGATCGTGCAGTCGCTTCACTACATAGAAATCGTGCGGGAAGATCAGCGTGTCTTCAGCATCGTCCACCGTGCCATCTTTATTCTTCTTCGGCGCTCCCTCCAGATAGATGCCGCCTACATGCCCCCGGAAGAAGGGAAATGGAAACTTAGGAATTGTGTACGTACGAACTTCCTGCGTGACCGGTTCAACGTCTTCAACAACTGGAGCCTCCGCATCTTCATCTGGGTGGATAACTTCTCGTCCAATCTGTATAGGAGAGGTAACCTTGAGCGAACAGCTTTCGCATAACGCAGGCGATAACTTTTTGAAGGTCTCGCAGGTATACGGCCCTTTTGTTTGAGCAGCTTTCTTCTCTGTCGTTCGGGCATCGTATTCAGGGTGTTTGTTCGATAGGATGTGGATAGCCTTCCCAGCGTCAACACAGTGATGTGCAATGGAAAGCCCGGCCCTCCAGAGCGGCTCCTCCACGGTGTCCTGATTCTCGTAAATATGCGCGAGTTGTGCACAGCCTTCCCCCTGTACAGATTTAAGCAGAATGGTCTTGAACCGTGACTGATAGTTGCCCAGCAGTGCAAGTGTCGTGGGGTCAATCTGCCGTTGGAACGGCTTCTCGCCCGGAATGTGTAGTTCATTCGATACGAACTTGTCACGTAGAGTGTCCAAGCCCACACGTGTGCCAGCCATCAACAGCTTTACAGGCTGCGGATCATCCGGATTTTTAAAGTTAAGCGTGTCTGGTATGCGCAGAATACGTGCAACGTCAGCGGTAACTGCTGGGTCAGCATGCAAGTTCTGTGCAACACAAAGCGTCTTCAACCCTTCGGCAAAGCCACGCCATTCGTTTTTCTCAAGCGCCTCTTCAAGCACCCAGTACGCATGCACCCCACGACCGGAGTTCACGATAGCGGTTGGCCTTGGCAGGCTGGTCTTCTTAACAAAATCCTTCAGCGCAGCAACGCCTTCAGATTGATCTGCGTACGGCTTACCAAGACCACAGTCGAGGTCAAGGAAAAAAGAATTCAGGTGTGATGCGTTAGCGGTAGTCCGCCCGGAATCATCAGTGTACGAAGCAAGTGCAAAGTACGCGTCATAGCCTCTATGTACCAAGGCATCTGCGTAGCTATCGATCTCTTCTACTGACGATACGAATATTTGTTTTGGTTTTGCATCCTTCTTCAGTCCCACTACGCAATACTGCCCCGTAGCTGGTAGAACCAAAGACAGGAAGTCTGTCCTCGTAAGCATAGCCGCCCCAAGCCGTCTTTTAAAAATAGGTAGGCAGGGATAGTGACGGCAACTACCCTTTTCGGGTGCGCTCCCTAGCCTCCTAAACCTGTGTTATTTCCGCTTCTTCAACAGCGTCTCCACTGCTTCGACAACCTTATCCTGATACGCAGGCGGCACTTTCGTTAAGCCCTTGAACCAGTTGTAGATCGTGGCGCGGGTTACCCCGAAGTGCTCTGCCACGTCCTGTGCTGGTATATCGTTTTCTATGCACAGGTTGCCAAGCTGGACACCAAGCTTGTTGGTGTCCGCTGAATTAACGATTTTGACAAAGCGGGATGAGTACCCGTTACTCATCATCCCACTCAGCGAGGATTTTGCTTACGTCCTTTTTCTCAGCGGGAGCCTCCTCTTTCTTGCTCGTACGCTTCGTTGGTTCTGGCGTGGCTTCCTCAACAGCTTCAACAGGAGCCGCTTCCACCGCCTGTGCCTTCTTTGCGGGGACAGGCTTTTCAAATGCTTCACCGTCATCATCTTTCACCCCGTCGGTCTGTGCCACGGTCATGGTGATTGCGCTTACTGCTGATGGAGACTTGCCTTGCTCCAGTGCAGTGTTGAACTCGCTGGTCTCAAGAAAACGTACAGGCTTGAAAGTCAGCTTCGGTGTGGAGCTATTAGTATCGAAACGCATTTCAGTTACGACCGACGTAATAGGCGCACCCTTACTTGCAATCATCTTTGCGTATGTCTGCAAAGGCCACTTGCCATTCTCACCAGCACCGAAGATAGAAGTGGACGGCAGCGCAAGCTGATACACGTCACCACCAATGTCGTTCTCCAAGACAACTGCCAAACGCTGCTGGAAGCGGCAAGCACGGCTATCGCCCTGACCCGAGCCCTTGATATTCTGTGGGCAGCTAGCGCACGATTTGCCTTGTGGTGCTTTAGCCTTGGCATCTGGGGTTTCACCGTCTGCTGACCAGCAATCCGGGGCGCTGACTACGCCCTTCTTGTAGGTGCCTGCGTAGAAGATACGCGAGATTTTTTGTGCTGCCGCAACGATCACGACATTCATTGCACGGTCTTCGTTCTGCGCAACTTCCTTGCCATTGACCAGCATGCGCCAAACGCCGCCCTCAATAGAGATACGCTTACTACCGCCGCCACTACCCCCCATCAGGGCTTTAGTGGTTTCATCAAGTTCCGCTGTACGCAGGTGGCTGGGAAGGTTTTGATTGAATAGAGCTAGATCGCTCATTGCTTTCTCCTTATTTACGACGAACAACAACCGCGTAACGGCTGTCAACATTGAGACCCGGCGGACACTTGTCGGGATTCTCTTCCAAGAACGAAGCCATATTGTTCTGTGAGATACGTTTTTCCAGTAACTCTAAAGCTTCATTTTCTTTCACGAACGAATGGAATGAGTGCCAATCATTCGTCCAATAGCGTTTGGCAACTCGACGGCTTACCGTACCAAACGGTGTTTTGAGGCTGTCCGTGCCGACCATCTTGCAGGTCTCCAGAAGCTGGAACTCGATAGTATCCAGAGCCTCCTTGAGTTCGGCATCTTCCTTCTCGTACTTGTCAGACAACTCTTTACGGGCATCGCGTATCTTGATGTACGCTTTCACCAGCTTCTCAGTTGGGATGACCGATGATTTAGTTTCATCATCCATATTAATCTCCAAGGGTAACTACAACTACAGAATAGAATTATTCTTTGACACTGTCAAGGGGCTCTAACAAATTTTTGTAGAGGTCTACAACGCGAGAGTGAATATCAATCTTCGCCTCCAACATGGCATACATACGCTTCTCTACAGGGGAGCCTTGCAGGTGCACGACAGTGCAGGGATTACGTTGACCAGCGCGGTGGGTACGTGCGTTAGCTTGCAGGTAGGTCTCCACACTCATGACGGGCGACCAGTACACGATCACGTTAGCTGCGGTTAATGTTACACCGTGAGATGCCGCCTGTGGCTGGATTATCAAAACTTTTGGATCAGGTTCTGTTTGAAATCTGGCAAAGATTTCTGTGCGCTGCCGCACGGGCACGTCACCACTGATGATTTCGCAAGTGTATTTTGACTTCCTTAGTTCTTCGTCAATTATCTGAATACTATGTTTATAAGGAACGAAAACAATGACCTTGTGGCTTGCCTCGTCGATAACTTCTTTCAATGCAGCAATACGATTCGATGCATCAAAGGCAACGACCCCTCCACTATCCGAGTACACCGCGCCACATGAAAGCTGGAGTAGCTTGTTCAGGTTCGCCGCAGCGTTGACCGTGCTGATCTCTTCACCTGCTGCCACTGTCACCATGTGCTTACGCAGCGCCTCGTAGTACTTCATCTGTTGTGGGGTCAGTGGTACGTCACGGGTGGCATAGGTCACCTCTGGTAAGTCTAGGCATTCTTCTTTTGTGTACCTGATCGCGGGTTGAAGAACGTCATGCACTATCGACTCTGCCTGTGGGCGTGGTACGTACTTAAAGGTAGTGATCTTCTGCATCACCATGTCTCTGAATGACCCGAAGAACTTGGGCACCGATGATGGGTTAACGACCCGTGCAAGTCCGTATGCGTCCGTTGGAGATTGCGAAGCCGGGGTGCCTGTCAGCATCCAT